GTTCTGCTTGCGCTTCGAAATGTTTAAGTTTCAATACAGGAACGCGTGTGATGTCAAATTTCAATTCTTTCATTTTACTTTTACCTCATTAATTCTATTTTTGTAATCCTCAATATATTTTGGGATATGTCGTTGCTCGTAATTCCAATAGTTCTCTTCTTTCATTCCAGATAGAGTGAAGTAGTCAACTAAAAATAACTCATCTGCAGTTGGTTTGTGTGCTGTAAATGGAATTTCTCCAAACATGCATCTAAGAAAATCGTTACCTTCGACATATATTGTTGTATGCAAATCCTCACATACAAAATGAGTATCATCAAGTTTAAATCTAAAGACTTTGAATAGATTTTTAGATATAGATTCTCCCATATATACGTCATAGCATAACTCTGGATCCATCATTGCATCACAGAATTTGTGTAGTTCAATCGCGTCTGAGAATATAAGGACTCGTAAGTCATTTGGCCGTTCAGATATGATTGCGAATGGGTAATATCCACGGAGCTTTAAGGTATAAGACCTAAAGCAATTGTAGTCCGTAGACACGAAGATATTCAAATAGGGGTACGGGATTTTCTGATTGTGATTCAGCATCACCCCATTATAAATATCAGCCCATCTAACCAACACATTTGTGAACTCGGTTTCTTTTTCGAAATTCTCATGATGAATTCGAACCGCGGATTTTTTCAGACCTTGTTCATAACGAAAGAAGAAGTTAAATAGTCTTTTGAACATGTTTGTGCACCCAATCCTCTCCATACTTATAAATATATAAGCCGTCATTAACAACACCTTTGATATAATTTTGACGTCCAAAGGTCCACATTTCAAACATTCTATGTTCTTTATTCCCGGACAACATTTTGTATGTTTCGCAATTCATATTAATTAATTTAATCAAAGTATTGCGGTCACCATTAATCGCACATTTTTGAAGTCTATTAATAAGAGCATTACGGAATACGTGATCTTTTGGTAAGACACAAATATATGGAACAGATTCCTTCGTCATACGGACAATGATAAACACCTGACCCGCAGAGTCATCTGTAACTTTGCGGATTCTTGCCGTAGGATTTAAAAGGATATCGATTCGTGTACCCGAAACCTTGTAACAAGAGTTTTTAAAACAATCATATTGAATTACTTCCCATTGGTTGCTGTTAAGATATGCGTTCTCATAATCATATGAGTTATCAAAATATGTAGCTTCTTTATACCATGGCCCATCAGTTTCTTCCTTCCAATATGAAAGTAAAATACGATGAGACTCCAAATACTCCTCTGCCTCATTACGAATAACAGTGTGAAGTATCATATTTCTCAATAGAAATAACAATACCACACACTTAATCGTAATATCCCACTCTTTAATTCTCTCAATCATTGAATTACTCCTCTGTTAACTCATCCGAAATTCTAAATACAGGCTGCAAACGCTCATCTAGAATAAGCGAAATAGCGTGGTTATGCTCGTGCCACAATGTGTCTGCGTCAACATATTCGTCTTTAGGCAAATGGAATAAACCATAAGTATTATCCACATTTTCTTTACCAAGACGATGACCTTCAACGAACGATATGATAGTATCATGGATAACTGGGTCTTTGTCATCTTCCAAATCAAGTCCAAAAGTATCAACAATCCAATCTGCGAATTGTTCCGTAGTACCATAGCCAGTAGAACTTGACAAGCGACTAGCAAAGTAAATAACCATTTCACCAATAGAGGCCCAGTCAGAATATACAGTTCCAAATCCGAAGTGTTCAGTTCGGTCACATACAATGTCTTCACGAATATTCCAGTCACCAATGTTTTCACGAGTTGGAATATATTCCCATGAGAATAAAATAGCAAGTTTGTCACGAGCTTCTGGATCCATGATACTGACTCGTTCCATTACGAGGGCACGGTAGTAGTCATATCCTTCTTGTGTATTTGGGTCGTAAATTTGACGGTCGTGTTCCATTTCTTGTCGTTTCAATGCTCTGATCTGTGCTGTCATTTCACGCGTTACGTTGATAATATCACTAGCAGTGTATGTGTCATCACGGTGATTTAACAGCTTACTTCCTTCCTGATATTTTTGAATATATTCGTATACATTTCCATCTTTGTCTTCTTCACTGACAAATTCCTCTTCGAGAGGGTTGTAGTCCACACCATTTTTCTTCTCAAATGGCGTAAGGTCACGACGAATGTATTGACCGTCTTCGGTCTTGTACCAATCATGACCATCGTTTGGTAGGCCGTCCAATTCACGTAGGTGCTCTGCAAATTCTTCTTGGCGCGCAGTATCTTCGTCAAGCTTCTTTTGAGTATCAGCAGCTTCTTTGGCAGCAACTAGTTCTTCATAAGATAAACCTTCTTCTTCAAGTTTGTCTTCTTCTTTCCACCATTTATAGAGACGGTAGGCGCCGTATCCAGCGCCCGCAGTCCCTACCAATGCTAAAATAACTTTGATAGGTGTTCGCATATTAGTTCAATTCCTTTCTTGTTTTCTTAGGCACGAAATCTTTGATAGATGTGGTTGCGTAGAGGTTGCGAGGTGTTTTCCAGCGTACGTAGTATTGCAAGTCATATTCTTGTTTTTCTTCGTCGAATACTTCATGAGCATCCCACTCAATGTAGAAGTCATCTGTATCAGTCCATCCGAACGGAAGTGCTGCGCGAGGAACATCAAATCCAAGTTTGTCAAGAACTTCACCAAAAGTCAACACACCTTTTTTCATCATACGATTTACAAGATAGTTTTCAGCTTCCTTGATATAACTTTCGTTATAATCTGGGTCATCGGATACATAGTTTGAAGAATATTTGAACCATTGTCCATAGAAATCGCCTTCATTAGGAACAATTGATTCCACTTCAACGTCTTTACCGTCTAATTCGACAGTTTTGGTTTCCATAGGAGCATCGATTTTCTTGAATGTGGCTTCATCGAGAACTTCTTTAGCACGGAGACGGTAGCGGGCATGTTCTTCGGTAACCATAGCAAGCGCAGCAGATACGGCTTTAAGACGGTTTGTTTGAATGGCAAATCCTAATACGATAGCAGCGGTAGAGGCAGTAGCAACAGCAACCGGCACAGCAACGTCTTTAGCCACGTCCTTAACAACTTCGAAACGTGTATATTCTTCGCCCGCAGCATCTTTAGCTTCATATTTAGCTTTTGTAGCTTCAAGCTTCTTACCAGATTTAATTCCGGCATATACAGAATAACCATAGCCAGCAAGACCCACTCCAAGTAATACGAATGGCGCGTATTTCTTACCGAGGATTTTGGTGGTAACCATAGCGGATTTAGCTGTAGATTTGATAGTTTGCATGTTTGGCAACTTAGGTAATTTCATTATTTTTCTCCTTTTTTAGATTTAAAAGTAAACGGACGAGGTGTTATTTTTTCATACAAAAACGTGTACGCCATAGCGCTTTCGCTTGAGAATGCAGAATGTGCTTTTACAGCTTCATCCTTACGAACATAATCGATATGATCAAATTCTAAAACCCAGTTTTGACCATCCTTCTCAAGTCTAACGTTTTCTACGTCATGGAAAATCATAGGTTTTACACCAGGAATACGTGGATAAATACGAATGTCTTTCATAAATTCCTCCTATTTCTTATTTGTAAGCCAGATGATGGCAAGAATAATCCATCCAACAGGTGGTGTGCAAAGTAGTACAAGAGTTCCAAGTGATTTTTTCATTTTAGTTACATCCTTTCGCAAATTCTTCAATTACATTAACCCATTGTGGGGCAGCTGTTTCGTTTCCGTTTTTATCTACGGTGTATACCATATCGCCATCTAGATCAATACCTAACATTAATAATGATTTTTCCATTTTAATTTCCTCCAATATTTTAATTAAACCTCAACAGGTTGTGGGAAGTTGATTTTAAATCCACCTCCACGAGCAGCTACGATACGTGCTCCAGCAAGTCCTTGACCTCCAGCGTTAATTGTCCAACCAAATGATTGGTCGGTAAATTTGGCCGGTTGGTCTGATAGTTCATAGAAATCCCCAACAGTCACAATACCATAGGTATCAAGGTTGGCCAACATAATATTGAACACTTCTTGCGCATCTTGACGTGTCTCGAAAATGATTTCTTCCACGTAGTTCGATGTACGTCTGTTACGTTTTGCATATGACTGAGTATAGTCATTTCGGTGTGCATCCATTCGAGTCACATTTGTTACACCACGACCCCAGTACCCAGAAGAATTTCTACGAGCATGAATATAGTCCTGTCCAAAAATAGCACGCTGCACGGCTGTGGTAGCCATGTCAGCAAGTCCATTTTGTAGACTTGGCACGACCACTTCATAGAACATATGCGATGACCAGCCACGGAATCCTTCTTCTCCGAAAAACACATTTCCGAGCCATTTTCCAACCCCGGGCTTTTTCACACGTCCCTTTGCGACGGGTTGTACGTGCTTGTCAAGTAACTCATTTGCTTCTTCTAAAGCATTTGTTTTACGAGGTACTTTGTTGTAATCCGTTGTTTGTTTTGTCATAGTTTCCTTCCTTCTATCTCAGCAATCCAACTAGCATTAGCTGGATTCATTCGTTTTGTCACACCGTCAATATAATACTGCTCACCTTTATATGACGCAACGTCACGGTAAACGTTGATCTCGGTAGCTAAGTCGGCTAATAGTACATCTCTCGGTCCGTCCAGCGGAATATAGAACATACATGTTCCTCGAGTCAAACTATCAACCTTCACAGCTCCATAGTCTTCTAAACATAGTGCCATAATTTATTTAATCCGGCTTTTCATTACTTGTATACCCCCATGAATAAGTCAACAATCCCACAGAACCTGCAGGAATAAGAGTTGACAGTAAAGCGTCCAAATGGAATACGTAGATCAATGCTAAGTAAATCATCATATACGTAGCAAATGATACACCAACAATGAATAATAGCCCTAGTAAAGCTTTCACCGGGTTTCCTCCTTTTAAATGTAGATACAAAAAAAGAATACTGAGAGTAATTCTCAGTATTCTAGTGAAACTTAGTCTTCAGAGATTGTAAAATCACCTTCCAACACTTCGCCATTTTCGGATGCTTCGGACGAGTTCTTAATGCGATCGCCAA